GAGGTGTATAATATATTCCTCCAGTTGTACTAAACTGAACAAACGGAGCAACACCTGCAATCTTACTTGCCTCATCGGCTCTAGCAAGTACTTTTACATCTTGACCACTGCTTCCTTTTACTATTTTATAAGGGTGCAAGCGAATAGATGAAATTGTTGCATCAGTAACATTACCAGTCAATTTATTTCCAAATTGATCACGTACTTCATCTGAGGCCTGAACATATGCCTTTCCTACACCTACATCCATACGAGCATAAGAAGATAAGTTACGAGGTATTCTTCTTTGGGCCTCAGTAGCAGCTACTCCATCTATCGATTCTTTAGGAGTTTGTAAGTTAAGGTTTTCGTATTCTTTTGTAATTGTGTCCGGTGTAGTTTTACCAGGTCCACCAAGACTAATGTTAAAGCCTCCTTTTTCTACAACAATTTTGTCCTTGAGTTCCGGATTAGCATAAGGAGCCATAAACAGAATCAAATTATTTTTAACTCTTTGTCTATCTGCATCTGTATAACCTTGAGGTCCTCTTACAATACCCATATTAAACTTGGTACTAGCTTGTGCAATTAAATCATCTCCATATAAAGTCATATAACCATCCACCTCATCTTCTAGTGAGCGAGGTCTTGTTTTATACATACCGGGGTTATCTTTCATTGCTTGCTTAGCATCTTCTATGTAAAGAGGTCTACCCCACATTGTCTGTAGTTCTTTTGCACCTTTTATACCTTCAACAGAAACCATACTCTTATACTGAACAACATCTCCTAAAGCCTTGGCACGATTTTGCAAATCTTGTTGAATTGGAATTGCTGCTTGTTCAACTAACTCAGGAATACCATTAGGATCAAGTCGAAGATTATAATCCATAGCATTTGGATTCGAAACAGCAAATTTCTTAAGATCCTCAAGAGTATTTGCTTTTCTATATGCTTCCATAAATGGCTGTAAAGCATCACCATAATACTTGGTATTTGTATTTAAGTATTTTACTTGATTATCGAATTGATTTAACTGATTGGAAAAACTCTTCAGTTCCATCATACGACCTCTTACATCTCTTTCTATCTGTGCATATTTATTAGTAGCAAAAGGATTATCAGAACTTTTGGCCTCAGTTATTTTTGTCATTGTTTCATTCAAAAGATTGTCAACATCCTTAAGTACTTTAGGATGTAAGTTTCCACTTTGCATAAACAAATCGCTTATTTGTTCTTGTTGCTTATCGGCAGCTTTTTTAGCTTCTAAAAATAATTTATTACCAGCNNTGTTCTGCCATATCTTATTCGAAACGAGTTTTTGGTGTAGAGTATCTAGTTCTTAGAGGTGGTATGCCTAAATCATATCCTTCGTAGCCTCCATAGGATCTGTAAGGATCAAATGGACCGCCCATAAAAGTTTCATAACTAGGAGTTGGTAAAATTGTTACTGGACCATTTAAATTAGGAGCTATTCCTTCCGGCATTGCAGATCCTGTTGAGAAAGGACTCGGTGTTGAAGCACCGCCAACAATTGTTACTGAACCATTTAAATTAGGTTGTATAGTTCGTTCAGGCATGGCCGGACCAGATGCAAAATTAAGTACAGGAGCATTAGGATTAAATACGTTACCAGCAGTAGTTGGTGCAGTTCTATTATCTGCACCATATAAATCTCTATATAATTGTCTTTGTTTTTCTGCTTCACTTGCTGCCATTTGTGATTTAGCAAATCCTCCGGCAGCACCAAGTACATCTTGGAAGCCTTGTTGCATGGCTTGACCATATGCTTGCTCCATCTGTAAACGCTGTTGTAAACGCTGTGCAGCATCTGCTCTCTGTAATCCAGATATGCTTTGATTTGCTCCTATCATTCCTACCATACCTGCTCTTTGAGCTGCTTCGTTCTGAGCCCCAAGACCAAGTGCAAATTGACCAGTATTCAGCGCACCTAAACGAGATAAAGCAGAAGACATCTGTCCTCCTGATAAATCAGCAGCAGCTCTCTGTTGACCTAACTGAGTAGCAGCAAATTGCTGTTGTGCTAAATTTCTTGTTGCAGGAGTCAAACCTTGTCTAAACTGTTGTTCGTAAAGTCTACGATTCTCTTGTAAAGGACCCATGGCTTCCATTAAACTAGGCATCCTCTGTTTCTGGAGTGCTCTCAAACCCTGTTGTGCTTTGATGCCACGATACAAACCGTAACCGGCTTGTGCGAGCATGGCAATAGTCATTGGATCCATATTACAAATTTATACTTTTTTTATTGATTATACAAACGTGGACTCGGACGGAACTTAATTATAAAGTTTTTAATCTTCTGTCCACCGGTAGATTCAAGACTCATTTTTACTTTCAACCAGTATCCCCACAAACGACTTGTGTCCCCATTGTTTAACATGGTGTTGGTAGTATCATTCTTTATGGGACTATACCACAAGTCTTCTCTCAATTCGAATTCTGTTTCATCCAAATTAGAAATGTGATTCTTAGTTGTAAAATCAGTATTGAAAGGCATTTTATCTGAGTTAACCAAAATAGCTTCGAAATTCTTAATTAAGTCAGGGTCATAGTTCATCACTGCGGTGATGTTTGGAGACACATAAGCACCATAGTAATCGGACTCAGGGCCTACATCATGCAACCACAAATATTTCTGATCAGTTGGTTTGGGTGAGTAGTAAATATTATTGTACTTCAAGAAAATATTAGGCCAATAAGAGTGGAAAGAAACAAACCCGTTCTTTAACTCATCATATACCAAAGTAAAACAATTTGTTGCATACGAGTCAGTACCGGGAGTAACTTTGGTCCAATAAGTTTGCCACGATGCTCCGGTCTCAGGTTTATTTCCAACTGCTGCTGTATGAGCCAGCTTGCACTTATAGAAGTATGGCAAACCCGAAGAATGCGTGTACGTACCAATTGGAGTAATGTATACGTAGTCTCCTGGATTGTAAGAAACAGTTGTTTCCCAAAATGGGATATTGCTATTGTATCCTTTGAATGTAAAAATTGCTTCTGAGTATTTATCGTTCCATACTCCGTGTATGCCTTGTCCTGTGAGGGGATCATATTTACCTGAGGCCCATTCGGTATTATTATTCAAGAAACTAACAAAACCCCTATCACTTATAACTCTTACACCATCCTGACCAAAACGCATCATCTTTTTGTTCAGCTCATTATACCAATATGCAGTATCTTTTCCAGTATTTGTCTTACCTTTAACAAACTGCCATTTTCCAAAAAGACCAATGGAACTAATTTGCTGACCACGATTACCTAATATGCTACCACTACCTACAACTACATCACTACCAGCTGAAGCGTTAGAATAAGTTGCATCCCGGAAGTATTGTCTTTGAAAAGAGAAAGGTTGCCACGTATAAAAATTATTGTCAATTATATCGTGATGTGTTATAGGACCTAAAGTTAAATCCAAATCAGCAAAGTCTAGAGGTTGGAAGAAACGATAGTTATCTTTCTGAGACCCAACCACTTTTTTTGCTGACCAAATAATTCTGTTTGGAACCTCACCAGTGTAAGTAGAATTTGGATCATATCCCAACTCTATTATTGTTCCGTCTTTTGGTGTATATGCATCATTATAGTCTTGTTGTTTTGATACTTCGGGCCATTGTTCACACCAATATAAAGCACCAGATGCCCAACTACCTTTAGGATATGTACCCCCATATGTTTTTTCTGTGAGCTGAGGATAAACATTTCCTGGACCATTAAAATCACCACTCTGCTCTATAACATTAAACATCTGCGTGTTTAAAGCATTTTGAGAATAAAAAGAAAAACCGACACCATACCCTTGTAAAGGATTATTCCACGGCTGTAATCTCATAAGCATATGCGATTTTTGGCTGAACACATCTCCACCAAAAATCCTTACATTATCTACTACTCCATTTTGTCCAACAGACAAATAAGCAATATGACCAGTAGATTGATAAACCGTTTGTTCTTTATTTATTGGATATTTTTTATTAGCACCTAAATTTCTGAATATTTGTCCGTAATGATTACCAAATTCATTTGCATTGTATGGAGCACCAAGTGCTGCTACAGGCGTGGTCAATTTGAAAACTTCACAACTATATTGCAAACCTACACCATCAGCTAACGTGTAATTTTCTCCGTCCATATTTCCTTGATTTCCTGTATCCAAAGAAATATGCGATATTAAAGAATAATCAACATAGTTGTACGGAAAATTAATCTGATCACCAAAATATCCGATTGTATCGCTATAAGAAGAAAATCCAAAAGCTTGTGCAACACCACGAATTTGTGTTTCATAGTTTACATCATATGGTAAAAGTATTTTGAGTCTATCAGCAGTGCTAAATTCATAATTCTTTCCGAAATACAAATCAGGCGAATAGAAAAACAATCTTTGAGATCCACCAAGACCACCGGGCACTGGTGTTCTAATACTTTTTTGTTGCCATAGATTTGTAATTCTTGAAGTCCAACTAGTTCCACCCACCAAACTCGATGTGAAAAAGAAACCCGTTGCTAATACTTCCGGTATTCTTTCTGCACGAACAAAACGATAGCCTACAATCAAATCACGAATGGGCGTGTCTCCTAATCCGCTACCATCTGTATCAACAAGATAATCTAAATCTATATTGTGAAATTTGGGGTAATATACTTTTGTTAATGTAGCAGTTGTATTAGTTAAATTAGGATCTATTTTTGCCAAGCGCACACTTCCTGTTCCTGCGCTTATAAGAGGTTGTATAATCTGAGACCCATAATAATCACTTGTAACTTGAAAATTATTAGCGGTAGAATTGATAACAAAATAAGTCGCATTCATTACCAAACCAGCCAAACCTGATGTTATAGTAAAGCGTATTTCATCGCCATCTTCATAGCCATGATTAGTGATAAGAATCCTATTATTTACTACATCTACACCGCCTATAACTCTATTGCGTATATCTCTCCTCGAACTACCTAAATCAATATTATAATCTAAATCATCAATACGTACATCATC